ACAATTTGATTACGAGTCTTACCACATCCGTTTGATTGCAAAAATCGTAGGGTATGAATTTCCAAAAGGAGAAACTGCTCACCAACACCTTGCCAATCTTTATGGAACGGATTACGAAACGGCAAAAGCTTTAACCTTTAAGTACCTCTATGGGGGGTTGGATTCGTTTGCGAGGGAGATACCATTTTTCCAAACGGTTGATAAATACATCAAAGAGGTTTACCAAAAGTTCGTAATCTCCGGAGTTCTGAAAACACCTCTATACGGAAGGGAAATTCATTTCACTAAAATAGAAGGAGGGACTGAACAAAAGGTATTTAATTATCTCTTACAAGCCCTCGAAACGGAAGTAAATTATAAAAAGATGAGTGATATTCTAAACCAAATGAGTGAGATGAAATCGAAATTGATTCTATACACCTATGATGCGTTTCTCATAGATACACATCCGATGGAGAGGGAAGGGATTTTAAAACTTTTACCGACCATTATGGAAAAGGGTGGGTTTCCCGTTCGAATTGATGAAGGAACCAGTTACAATAATTTGGTTCATTTAGGATAAATTATATATTTATAAGATATACAGAAACACAGATAAAATATGTATCCAGATTTTAAAGAAGTATTAGAGGAGTTAAGTTATAAGGTAGGGATTGTTGATTTAACAAAAGAATCTCATAAAAAAATATTAGTAAAACTTTTAAGAGAAAGGAATTTTCATTCCGCACAACAACTCGTAGATAGAGCATCCGTTGTATTTGAGTATATAAAGGAATACACCTCAAAATCGAAACGAGTTATCACAGAAGATGAAGTTGTAAAAGGTAAAGATTCGGGTAATGTTTATACAGTTAAAACATTTAATCCAGATAAACACGTTAAACCAACTCCTGCTGAAATAGAAAAAGCGAAAGCGAGTAATGGTGGTAAATTACCATCTGCGGATGAACCTGCATCTAAACAACAAACTCCTCCAACTTCAGGTCAAAAATTAAGTGGTAGTGATTTCCAATCATCCGCCGAAAAAGGTACACAACAAAAATCAACCGAAGTTGAAGTTGATTTTGATAAAATGAATAGTGACCAAAAAAAGAAATATATACAAAGTATAATTGATAAAAATTCCAAAGAATTTGATGAAGCAGAAAATAAAACCCAATTTGTGCTTGATAAAATTTACGAAAGAAATGAAGGTGTAAATGATAAAAAACTTTTACCTCCAGGTAATCCAGGTTCGTCTCTCGCTGAAAGTAATGGTGGAAAGTATATAAATGAATTCATGTCAAGTAATGGTGTATTGAGTAAAGAAAGAGAGCAAGAAATTTTAAATGAAATAGAATCCACCCCATTAGCACAAAGTATGCCACCAGCTGATAGAAAGCGTTGGGCAAAAATAGCATTAAAAACCGCTAAAACTGAAGCTAATGTTTTGTTAAAAGAGAAAAAATATAGGGCTAAAAATCCTCAACCAGAAGGGTTCCCACAGGGTACTATTATGGACTTACAAAATAAGGCAATAGTTCAAAAATTATTAGAAACCAAAAGAGATGAAGCTAAAAAAGCGGGAAATGTGAAGGATACCGCTCATTATGAAAAGCAATTAGCCTTTATAGAGAAATTAAGTGAAACAGATACTGGCATACTTTATATTACTAATGATGATACGATTGGGTTTAAACACACCTCTAATAAAAGTTCGTATGATGACCCACACAATAATACATCACCAGCCGAAGTAATAAATTTTATGAGAAAAGAAATGGGTGGTGACCTTAATCCTGAAGTACAAAAAATATTTGATGAAAATTTAGATAAGTTAGGAAAAGCAAGTTCTGGAATACAAGGTGATGTTCAAAAATTTTTAGATTCACGAGAAACACAATCGGATGAAGAGAAAAAAACAGAAAATGAAGTATTAGGAAAAGCATTAACAAAATTTCCAGTAATGGGTGGAGGTGAAAAAGATTACCTATATGGAAAAGATGGAGTTGTGAACAAACCATGGTTTAAAAAATATGCTAAAGAAAAGGAATTAACTCAACCATTCGAAGTTAACGATGTAATGAATGCGGTATTTGAAAATGCAGCAAGTGATAAACCAGATTCATCGGCACAAAAAGTAATATTAAAAATTAGTGAATTGGTAGAAAAAGCAACAGATTCCAATATTCCGCAATTAGCTAAAAAGTTTGGGTTAGAGGCTGATGAAATGGGTAATGTTGTTAAAAGAAATAGTAGCTTTTTTGCACAAACTGCCAGAGCAAGAAGAGATGTTATGGGAGAAGTTCACACTGGTATAGTAAGTGCTGTTCAAAGTGCGGATTCTGACCCAAATGATTATCCAACAAATCCAAGTGGAGATAATGGACCACATCAACAAACATACGTTAATGGATTTATGAAAAGAATGCACTTTGATTCATATATAATGGGTGAAAGAGATGGTGTGGGTTCACAGAATATAGCTGGGGATAATGTAGAGCCGCAACATTACAGAGAATGTTTAGCAGAATTATCTGGATATGATGGAGATACTACAACGGAAGAGGGTAGAAGGGGATTAGTTTCACACCTTTCTAAAAGAGTTAGAATATCACCTGATAATGATAGTGTTTCATTTGAAACTAATGATGGAAAAGTTGTAAAATTAGGTGTAGATAAGTATAGAACTAAAGGTGATTCTAAAGCAGTTTTAGGTTTATTAGGTAATGATTTAAAAAAATGCTTAAAGGGCAAAGCTCAATAACTTTGTAAAAATATTCTTTTCGTTTGTAATTTTATATTTATCGGTAAAGTTAATAAACCAAAGATAGATGAATACACAGTTATTATGTCTTTTTACCATAAAAGAAGAGTTAGATAAATCGTTAGAATTTGTTCTAAATCAGTATATACTTACAAACCCAAACGTATTTGTATTAGAAAATAAAATAAATGAGGGAGAACTATACATTACATTTAATGTTAAAAAAGGTTCTTCTGCAATACCATCTGATTGGAAAACAATTTTAGTTCATAGAAAAAAACAGTCAAATACAATATACACCATCAACGCACTCAATGAAGTAGTTAAATCAAAGACGGGTGGGATATTAGATAGTTCGTATATGATTGATTGGGATGAATTTAAAAATTGTATTATTACAACATCTTCAATTGGATATAAAAAAATTCCTACAAAAGTTTTTAAAAGTTTTAATACGGAGGAGTTGGAATTCTGATTTTTTTTTCATATATTAGTAGTATGAAAAGAAATAGATTCAAACCTATTCAAATTTACGTTCAAGACCCTGTAGATGTTTTCCAAACTCATAGAATGGAAATGTCTAAAGCAATTATTGATTCAATTTCATTTGGAATTCGAAACAATAAATCTCGCGTTGACTTTGCGCATGTAATAATCAAATATTCGATTGTTATTACACTTTCAATTGATAGTAAAGAATTCATAAATTTATTAGATGAAAACATCGAAACCCTTGTAGAATATGAGGAGTATGAAATGTGTGCTCTAGGAATCAAATTAAAAAATAAAATAAATAAAAAACTTTTAAAAAAATAAGTTATGTTAGACACCAAAAAAGAACAATCCGCAGTCGAATATTGTGAAGAAACTTATCCAGAAATGACTTTTGAATTTAAAAATATTCTGGATGAAATGTATACTACTTTTTGTAAAAAACAAAGAAACTATGGACCTGGTAATATTTCAGTAGGTACATCACTTCAAACTAAAGAAGATGTTAAATTATCATTGAATGGTCTATGGTTCAGAAAAAACGATAAAATTAACAGATTAAAGCAATTGGTAGTATTGGGACACCCTGATGAAGTGTCTGAAACTATTGAAGATACCTACCAAGACCTAGCAGTTTACTCCGTAATTTCTCAATTAGTGAGTAGAGGGAAGTGGGCAAAATAAAACTTGGAAATGTAACAAATTTATTGTATATTTGTTACAAGAAAAGTAAAAAGGTTATATTTAGATATAAGGGAATCGCGATAAAACCTTCAAACTTAAAACAATTTATTAACACTTAAAACTTAAAAAGCAATGGACATTTCATTAGCACTCAAGAGATTTAGCTCTCTTCAAAACAACACAAAGAAGTCTGATTCCATTTGGAAGCCAGCAAACGGAAAATCTCAAATCCGTTTAGTACCTTACAAATTCAATAAGGATAATCCTTTCATTGAATTGTATTTTCACTACAATATTAACAACAAAACTTATCTATCTCCAATTTCATTTGGAAGACCTGACCCTATCGTAGAGTTTGCTGAAAAGCTAAAGCGTACGGGAGATACTGATGATTGGAAAGCAGGTAAGAAAATGGAGCCAAAATTAAGAACATTCGCACCAGTTATCGTAAGAGGTAAGGAAAGTGAAGGAGTTAAGTTTTGGGGATTTGGAAAAACTGTATATCAAGATATTTTAGGATATATAGCAGACCCTGATTATGGTGATATTACAGACCCACACACAGGACGTGATATTGTATTAGAAGTAGTATCTGCGGAAGAATCAAATGCAGCATACCCAACAACTACAATCAGAGTTAAACCTGCCGTATCTAAAATTTTGGATGACCCACAGGCAGTAACTGAATTATTGAACGCACAAAAAGAGATTACAGAACTATATTCTGAATTATCTTACGATGAATTGAAGGGTGTATTGGAAAATTGGTTAAACCCATCTGCGCCATCTAATGGTAGTGGAAACCCAATTAATGAGGAATTGGCATCGGCAAAATCACAACCTAAACAATCAAATGTATCTACTGATATGGGTGGTACTCAAGAAAGTGGTGGGTTACCTTGGGATGATGAAGAACCAAAGGCATCTACACAAAAAGCATCTCCTCTTAAAGAAGATGTAGCATCGGCATTCGATGATTTATTTAACAACTAAAAAAAGTTATAAATGGCAAAAAGAGAAGAAGATTTAGCAAGTTTACTTGCCGATTCTCTAAACAAACAAAATAAGGATGGTAAGATTGCTTACTTTCTAACAGATGAGGGTGGTGATGCTCCTACCAATGTAAAGGATTGGGTATCTACCGGAAACGCTATGTTAGATGTTGCAATCTCAAACAGACCTTATGGTGGATTGCCAGTTGGTAGAATTACAGAAATAACGGGTTTAGAGCAGAGTGGAAAATCTCTGCTCTCTGCCCATTTATTAGCTGAAACACAACGCACAGGTGGTGTTGCAGTTCTGATTGATACCGAAACCGCAGTTAGTAGAGAATTTTTAGAAGCAATTGGAGTAGATATCTCAAAACTCCTATATGTTTCAGTTGATACCGTTGAAGGTATTTTTGAAGCATGTGAAACAATTATTGAGCAAGTTCGTAAAGGTGATAAGGATAGATTGGTAACAATAGTTGTGGATTCAGTAGCAGCAGCATCAACACATAAAGAGTTAGAAGCTGATTACGGTAAAGATGGTTATGCAACTGATAAGGCAATTATTATCTCCAAAGCAATGAGAAAGATTACCAATATGATTGGTAGACAATCTATTGCATTAGTATTCACAAATCAATTAAGACAGAAGATGAACGCAATGTTTGGAGACCCGTGGACAACATCGGGTGGTAAAGCACTTGCATTCCACGCATCTGTTAGATTGAGATTGAAGAATATGGGGCAATTGAAACAAGGTGATAGAATCGTAGGTATCAAAGTTAGAACACAGGTTATTAAAAACCGAATGGGACCTCCTTTGAGACACGCGGATTTCGATATCTTCTTTGATAGAGGTATTGATAATTTCGGAGGTTGGTTAGCAGTTATGAAAGATGCTAAACTTCTAAAGCAAGGTGGAGCATGGTATGAATACACTGATATTGATACAGGTGAAATTATGAAATTTCAATCAAAGGACTTCGCTAAATTATTAGAAAACGAAGAACTTAAAGACCAAATCTATCGTAGGATTTGTGAAGCAACAATTTTATTATACAAAGCAGCATCATCGGATGAAGTTGAAATAACAACGGACGAAGGAAATGAGTCAGATTAACAAAAAGTATTTAGATATACTAAAACAAATAGATAGGGAACATAATGATTTTGGAGATTTACATCGTAACTCTAAAACATTAGTTATTGATGGTCTTAATACCTTCATTCGTTCCTGGTCAACTGCACCTAATCTTAATGAGAATGGTGACCATATTGGAGGAATAGTCGGTACTTTAAAAAGTATCGGCTATGCCATCCGAACAATCAATCCTACCAGAGTTGTAATCGTATTTGATGGTAAAGGTGGTTCGAATAGTAGGAAAGAAATATATTCCGGATACAAATCGGAAAGAGGCAAGAATAAAATCAAAATGAGATTGAATCGTGCCGCATCTATTCAAATGACACCTGAAGAAGAAAGTGCATCAATGAAACGTCAAATGACGGCATTAGGTGAACTACTTTCAGTTCTACCCGTCACTATTATGATATATGATGGAATTGAAGCGGATGATGTAATGGCGTACATTGCTACTCAATTAAAAAAAGAAAACGAAAAAGTTGTGATAATGAGTTCCGATAAGGACTTCATTCAATTGGTAAATAAAGATGTGAGTGTGTATTCACCATCTAAAAAGAAAATATACAATATTCCAGAAGTTATTGAGGAGTTTGGTATTCACCCACACAATTTTATTAATTTCAGAATAATTGATGGTGATAAATCTGATAATGTAGAGGGTATTACAGGATTAGGATTAAAAACAATTCTTAAAGCATTTCCAATATTAGCAGATGAGGAAGTTCATACTACCGATTCTATGTTAGAGTATATTAAAACTCAACCAAAAAAAGTAAAGGGGCATGAATTGTTTGAAAATAATTTGGAAATCTTAAAAAGAAATCGTAAATTGTTTCAACTTTCTGAACCAACATTTAGTGGTAATCTTCGAATGAAAATTATAGATAGATTTGAAGAATCAGTACCAAAGTTTAGTAAGCAAGAATTTTTAAAAGTAGGATTGAAAGCTCGTATATTGGATTCGTTTCCAAATGTTACGGACTGGTTACAATCCACATTTTCTCACATAGCAAAATTTTAAAAAAATGTCAAACAAATTAGTAAAACCGTTAGGAGATAGAGTTCTTCTAACAGAATTAGAACCAGAAGTTTCACAAACTGCAGGTGGTATTATTATACCTGATTCAGTACGAAGTGAAGATGTAAAAAGAGCAAAAGTAGAATCGGTAGGACCTGGTATTTACACACAGAGTGGAACATTAATTCCAATGAGTGTTGAAGTAGGTGATGAAGTAATTCTCCCACCATACCATCAGGGACAAGAAATCAAAGTAGGTGGTAACAAATACATCTTATTAAGAGAATCAGAAATTTTAATGGTAGTTAAATAATTTTAAATTTAAACACGGAACAGATGAAGTGTATCAGAAGTAAAGATGGAGAAATCCGCAGAGTAAAAGAAGAAGAAGCAGATTTAAAAGTGTTTCAATATGGGTGGGTTTTCGTACCCAAATCGGAGTGGAAAGCACTTCGTAAACCAGTACAAAAAGTAGTTGAAGTATCGGAAACGGTGTTGGAATTATCGATTGAAGAAAAAAAATTAGCAAGAAAGAAACGTAAAAAATAATGGAAGCAGTAGATACATTGGTAAAATATGGACAATCGTATCAATCTAAAGTTGTTGCTTCTCTTATAACAGATGTTAAGTTTCTTGAACAGGTAAACGAAATCACTAAACCTACATTCTTTGAATCACAGGCAAATCAATGGATTATAAATTCTCTATTAGATTACTTTAATGAATTTAGAGCAACTCCTACAATGGAGGTGTTCAAAATCAAAGTAAGTTCTATAGATGATAAAGGTTTAAAACAAACCGTAGTTGACCAACTTAAAAATGTTTATTTACAAGTTGGTTCCGAAGATTTACCTTATGTTAAAAAAGAATATTTAACTTTTTGTAAAAACCAAAAAGTAAAAGATGCCCTCCTAAAATCTGTAGATTTACTCAAAGCAGGAAACTACGATAAGATTATAGATACGATGATGGCAGCATCAAAGGTGGGTGTAGAATCTGATTTAGGATTGGATTACATTGAAAACTTTGAATCCATTATGGAAGATGTTAAACGAGATTCGTGTCCAACTGGATGGGATGTTGTTGATGAACTAATGGATGGTGGTTTAGGGCCTGGTGAATTGGGTGTTGTAATGGCACCTTCCGGTATCGGTAAAAGTTGGTTCTTATCTAAAATAGCGTGTTCTGCATTAGAAAAGGGTATTGATGTATTACATTATACTTTGGAATTATCAGAAAGTTATGTAGGACAGAGATATACTACAATTCTTACTGGCATTCAAACATCCGAACATAAGGATAGGAAGGATGAAATTATCCGTAAAATTAAAAAGATTCCAGGTAGAGTTCGTATTAAATATTATCCACCACAATTCGCATCTGCAAAAACAATTGCAGCTCATATTGAAAAGGTAAGACAAGTTGGGTTCAATCCTAAATTAATTATTATTGATTATGCGGATTTATTAAAATCTGGCAATAGTAATAGAGATGGATTGTATGCGGAGTTGGGTGGAATATATGAGGAGTTGCGAGGATTGAGTGGTGAAGCACAAATACCAATATGGACTGCAACACAGACTAACAGAGCAGCTATTGACCACGAGGTTATTCAGGCAGATTCGGTTGGAGATTCGTACAAGAAAGTTCAAACTGCTGATTTCATTATGAGTGTTAGTAGAAAAACAAAGGATAAGTTATCAAACACAGGTCGTATTCATATCGTTAAAAATCGATTTGGACCTGATGGAATGACCTTTCCAGCAAAGATTGATACGTTTCATGGTATTATGGATGTGTTCGCAGCAACATCTATTGATGGTATGGCTTCTACAAAAGATAGCAAAAATGGTGAAGGTTTGGAGAAAAAATTATTACACAAAAAGTATGTTGAAAATATGGGATAATTGTATAAAGTTTTCTAAAGAAAAATCGGAATTTCCGACTTTACTTCATAGTTATACCTACAATTAAAAACATAAATAAATTAAAAATATGAGCAAATTATTTACAGAAAGAATTCCATATAAACCATTTGAATATCCTGATTATTACAATGAAGGCTGGTTAAAGCAGATGCAAGCATTTTGGTTGCATACTGAAATTCCTATGCAGATGGACGTAAAAGATTGGAATGAAAATTTAACACCTGAAGAAAAGCATTTAGTAGGAAACATACTTTTAGGATTTGCTCAAACCGAATGTGCGGTATCCGATTATTGGACAGGTATGGTTACCAAATGGTTTCCAAAGCATGAGATTAGACAAATGGCAATGGCATTTGGTTCGCAAGAAACAATACATTCAGTTGCGTATTCTTACCTAAATGAAACATTAGGATTAGATGATTTCGCAGGTTTCTTACATGATGAAACAATGAAGGAGAGATTTGAATTACTAACCAACACTACTGCAGATTGGACTCCAAAAGATTTGGATACTAATCATAAAGCAAGAGTTGAGGTAGCACGTTCATTGGCAATATTTTCTGCATTTGCGGAAGGTGTAGCATTATATTCATCATTCGCAGTTTTGTATTCATTCCAAATGAGAAATCTATTGAAAGGAATCGGACAACAAATGAAATGGAGTGTTAGAGATGAATCACTTCACTCAAAGATGGGTTGCCAATTATTTAGGCACATGTGTGATGAGTTTCCTGAATTGTTAGAAGAAGCTAAAGATGATATCTACAAAGCAGCGGAAATGATTAGAGATTTGGAACATAAGTTCATCGATAAAATTTTTGAAATGGGTGATTTAGAGAATCTTAAAAAAGATGACCTGAAGGAATTTATTACAAAAAGAGTTAATGAAAAGTTAGTAGAATTAGGATATAACCCAATTAAAGGTGGAGATGACTATTTTGAGTTTAACGAAAAGAAAGCATCTGAATTAGATTGGTTTTACCATCTTACAGGTGGTGTAACTCATACGGATTTCTTCGCTATGAGACCTACCGATTATAGTAAAGCTGGTGAAGGTGAAAATTGGGATAATATATTTTAAAAAAGATTATGAAAAATTTTGGAGAAGAATACGGATGGGAAGTTGATGTTGACTTTCCTTCGTGGGGAAACAATGAGATATATGTAAAAACTATATCCAAAACATATTTGCAAGCAGGAGAAAAACCAAAAGATGCATATTGGAGAGTTGCTACGGCAGTTGCTAAAAGGTTGGAGAAACCACAATTAGCAACAAAGTTCTTTGATTACATTTGGAAAGGTTGGTTGTGTTTAGCAACACCAGTATTATCAAACACAGGTACTGATAGAGGGTTACCAATCTCTTGTTTTGGTATTGATGTGGGTGATAGTATTTTTGAAATCGGTTCAAAGAATTTAGAACTAATGTTGTTGGCAAAGCATGGTGGTGGTGTTGGTATTGGTATCAATATGATTAGACCTGCTGGTAGTAAAATTACTGGTAATGGAACATCGGATGGTATTGTTCCATTTGCTAAAATCTATGATTCAACTATCCTTGCTACAAATCAGGGTTCAGTTCGTAGAGGAGCAGCATCGGTGAACATTAAAATTGAACACAAAGACTTTGAAGATTTTTTAGAGATTAGAGAACCTAAAGGTGATGTTAATCGTCAATCATTAAACTTACATCAATGTGTTGTAGTTAGTGATAGATTTATGAAGAAGTTGGAAGAAGGTGATTCTGATGCTCGTAGAAAATGGGGTAAATTACTTCAGAAAAGAAAAGCAACAGGTGAACCATACATTATGTATAAGGGTAATGTGAACAAAGCAAATCCTGAAATGTATAAGAAGAACGGATTAAAAGTTCACATGACTAACATTTGTTCTGAAATCGTTTTACATACCGATGAGCAACACTCATTTGTGTGTTGTTTATCATCATTGAATTTAGCTAAATACGATGAGTGGAAAGATACCGACTTGATATATACTGCTACTATCTTTTTAGATGGTGTATTGGAAGAGTTCATTCAGAGAGCAAAGAATATGAAAGGATTTGAGAATTCAGTTCGTTCAGCAGAAAGAGGTAGAGCATTAGGTTTAGGTGTATTAGGATGGCATACTTACTTACAACAAAAAGGATTACCATTTGAAGGATTACAAGCTCAATTCGAAACTCGTAAGATTTTTTCTCAAATGAAAATTGAATCTGAAAGAGCAAGTAGAGATTTGGCATCTGAATATGGTGAACCATTGTGGTGTAAAGAGAGTGGATTAAGAAATACTCACTTGAGAGCAGTAGCACCTACCGTATCAAACTCTAAATTGAGTGGTAATGTAAGTAGTGGTATTGAACCTTGGGCAGCTAATGTATTTACCGAACAAACTGCTAAAGGTACATTCATCAGAAAGAATCCTGAATTGGAAAGAGTACTTCGTAAAGTTGGTAAAAATACCAAAGAAGTATGGGATAAGATTTTAGCAGATGGAGGTTCAGTACAAGATTTGGACTTTTTAGATGAATGGTGTTTTTCGGAAGGTAAATTAGTTGAATGTAAAGAAGTATCAATAGATGAAAGAGCACATAGATGTAATTCAGTTAAGGATGTATTCAAAACATTTAAAGAAATTAACCAATTGGATTTAGTAAGACAAGCAGGTGTAAGACAACAATATATTGACCAGGCAGTTTCATTAAATTTAGCATTCCCTGCAACCGCAGAACCAAAGTGGATTAATCAAATTCACATGGAAGCTTGGAAACAAGGAGTAAAAACATTATAT